ATATCTGCCATGTCGGCCACCATCTGATGGAAGTCAGCATCGCCCTTGTGATACTCCTCAACCACCGCGTCAATCGAATGATGCCTATCATCCGCCGGCAAAGAGGCACAATAGTGCACCAGCAATCGAGGCTCTTGGCTTGAGTAGTCAAAACTGCCCCACTTGCATCCCTCATCCGGAATGAACAGACCTCGGATCATGGCCTTAATCTCTGGATCACGAGCCGGAATCTGCTGGAGGTTTGGATTGCTGGAGGAGAATCTGCCTGTCACAGTCCCGCCATCGTCAGAGCGCAATGGATGGAACTCGCAATGGATACGCCCCTTGTGCGAAAACTTCAGGATATTGTCGATAAAGGTGTTGCTGGCCTTGTCTAGTTCACGCAAGCGCAGGATCCTTGATGCTACCTCATGGGGGCAGGCTTGCAGGAATGCTTTGGTAAAGGACGGCTGACCATTGTTCTCTGTCTTATTATAATACAGGTTATAATGATCAAAGACGGACGCTACGCTTTTCGCGACCCACGGCTCTATGGCTACGCCTGTATCATGCTTGATCTCTGATATCAGATCCTTCTTGAGCGTGATCAGGTTCTTTTTGGCTATCTCTGCCCTGTCGATATCGACCTTGACTCCTGTCTCTCGCATATCCAGAAGAACCGGTATCAGAGATGTCTCAAGGTTAAACACATCCATGAGGCTTTGCTTCTCTAGTTCCACACGCATCATGTTCCATAGCTTCAAAGTCAGCTCGGCGTCTTTCTCCGCATACGCCCCAACGAAGCGTGAGTTCAAGCGCCACATCTCCCCTTTAGGATCAAAGCCATGGTCTGCCGCCGCCGCACGCAAGGTCTTCTCATCTTTGCGCTCGTTCAAATAGTCTCTTGCCAGATTGTTAAGACTGTAGCTGAAGCGGTTCTCATCCAGCAGGGGCGCCGCCACCATGGTGTCGATGATTGTGCCTTGGATCTTGACTCCTGCCCATCTTAACCAGCCGGCGTCATAGGTGGCGTTGTGCATGATCTTTGGAATGTTAGGCGTAGCAAGCTGATCCTGTAGCCATTTCATGACCTTGTTCTGTGGGATGTTGCCGCCGCCCTCATGAGCAATGGGGTAGTAGCCAACGAAATCCCCCGCAGCAACCGCTATGCCCACGATAAAGCCGTCACCTCGTGCCCACCCAGGACCAAGCGTCATGAGGTTTGGATCGTTGGTCTCAAGGTCGATAGCAATGTATTGGCTGTTCCGCAGGTCAGGAAACACCTCCGGCGGCACCCAGTCCTTCTCTATCGTGTCCAGATCCAGACGGTTTAGGAAGGTAATCTGGCTACTTTCCTTCTTCATCTACTTCCCCTCCTAGACTAGCGTAGCCGGCAATATCGACCCATGAATCCTGATGCGTTGGCGTTACAATAAGTCTAGCAAGTTTCAGTGCCGTAAGACACTGATATACTTGGGAGACCGACAACTCCTTGTCCAGGATGACAGACCAGAGTTTGGCTACCCGCTCGTGATTCTCGTATGCGTCACCATAGTCCTTGGCTCTCGGTCCATTCACCAGTTCCTTGGCGGTGTCTAGTAGCTTGTCGCGTTTCATTTCTCTTCCTCTAACTTTCTGTAAAAGTAAGGTTCCGCCACGCAACCTCGGTCTCGGTAGTCCTGAAGAGACGGAGGGCAAGGGCGATATAAACAGTTCTCGCACACATCTCCCTGCTCTAGTGACTTCAGACGAGCATAATAAGTCTTCCATTCGTGCCCACAGGCATCGCACAAGAAGAAAGCCTCATATTTCATATCTGATACCTATATCTGCACTCTGGATCTACGATGTGTAAGTTATGCTTCGTTCTTGTAATGCCGGTGTAAAACACACGATGCTCATCATCCTGTTCCGGATTGTTAACTGCCGGATAGCAGGACTCAGTAAACAACATGATGTTGTCATCCTCACCGCCCTTCATGCGATGGATGGTCGATAGACTGATCCGCGCTTCCATGTCACCCCTACGCTTAATTGCAGCCAAGTAGGTTCTGTCATCGTCCGACATATTGACGATGTCCTCAGAACTGGTTGACTGTTGCGACAACATGCCATGGTCACGAACCAAATCCTCATATTTGTACATGGCTTGCGGATCTACAGCATCAAGGGACTTGATCGCGCCACGCTTCACCACGGCTCTTGATCCTTGCTTCGGCACCTGTTTGTACAACTTCCTTACATCCTCAAGACTTACGCCTTCACCCTTGGCCATCCGTGTCCATATGGCCATCGCCTGCATAAGCTCTTCGTTAATGCTGAGTCGGTCATACATCCTAAACAGATGACCGTCATTACGGAGTTGAGCAGCAACCTTTGAGATGATCTGATTTGTTCTACCCATGATTGTCCATGAGCCTTGATCAATGTCCACATCATACCAGCTTGCATGCCATTGAATGTCCCCCTCGCGCTCCATCGGATTCCAAGTCTTGTCCTGTCTATACCCAATCCGTTGCACCACAGAATTGGCTAGATCAAATACCTTCTTCGGTACGCGGTAGCTTTGATTCAGAACCTGCTTGTTGTCACAGGCATTCATAAAGTTGCTGACCTCTACGCCGTTCCAGCGATGGATGCACTGATCATCATCGCCGGCATACCATATCCGTTCCGCGTTCTGCTTCAGAACATACACCTGCTCCCACTGTAGGGGCGTCAGGTCTTGAGCCTCATCTACAATCAATACATCAAGAGAGGGTCCTGTACCTTGCTTCACGAACTGTTGCACCATGTCGGTGTAGTCGTGCTTGGCATTGTGAACCTTGTATGACTTATATGCGTTGGCAATGTACTCAACATTCTCCCAGTACAGGCTGTAGTCAGCGCGGTCATTGAACTCTTCCTCAAGAGAAATGCAACGCATTGCAGACCTAGCTATAATTTCTAGGTACTTGTTGCCTTCCTTTGTGGACATGGGTATCAGTCCGTCCTCAAATGATCTTGCCGTATTAGAATCAAAGATCATACCTAGGTCACTGCCTAGCATGTTGTAGTCGTAGGCTCCCATGAGATCTTCATGATTATAACCCAACCAGCGATGGCCAATGGAGTGTAGCGTCCTGAACCAAGGCAAATCCTTCTCGGTCAGACCAAGCTCAGAGCCTGCCCTAGCACGAGCTTCTTCAATCGACTTCTTGGAAAATGAAACAAATCCAATCCGGTCAGGAGGCGTACCCCTAGCCAGCTCTTCCTTAATTAGATTGATCAGCGTATATGTTTTGCCACAACCTGGTGGTCCAAAAATCAGGGTCTCATTCGTCATCGACCTTGCCTCTGGGTCTTGTGGACAGCCAGTTCTCAACTTCCGACTTCAGCCATCTGGTCGTACTGTTCTTATCCGCATGCGGACCTAGTATGACCGGCTGTGGGAAGTGGCCTTCCTTCACCCAGATATATATGGCAGATCTAGAGACCCCTAGCCATTCCGTCAGGTCACCAATCTTNAGGTACTGATCGCTAGAAAGGGACGTCATTATCTATCTCCTTGTTGCTTGGTAATTTAATTTCTGTGTTATCAAATTCTGGCACCCACCAAACCCTGATGTTGTGCCACCTCCCAGACTCATCTTTTAATTTATAGTATCCATTACAGTCTGCTCCGCTATTCAACCGCTTCAACCGTTCCTGTATCTGTGGACGGTTAAACGACTGAAATCCTCTGGTCTTCAAGAACTCTTGGAGACCCTTCATAGTGAAGTATGTTAGATCGCTCTCGGTCCAGGGCTTACCCATCTTCAGTTCCTCTGGTGATCGCGCTCTGATCCGGCTGGTGCAGAAGAACTCCAACAGCTCNTCAAACTGGCCTGTCGTAGTTAGTTCTGGCGATGCCTCGATGGTGGTAGCGTTGGACATAAGACTGTTTACCAACCGCTGCCAGTCATTCGGCTTCATGGTTGGCGGCATGAAATCAATCTGTTCCATGCAAGCGCGTTGGAACTGTAACGGCATCTGCAATTGCTCGGTGGATAGTTCTAGGCGCTGGCCGTTTACATCCAAGAAGTACAGCCTCGGCTCCGACTTCAAGATTGTCAGCCCACCCAATGACGGTATCGCAGTGGCGCCACCTACACCGTGCTCCATGCTAATGCACAGGTCTCGGTTGCAGTGACTGGCCATCGGCTCGTCCTTACACTTGTATCCGTACTTATCCTTTTCAATTGACTTCTGCAATGTGACCACTTCATCCGCTGGCATGGGTGGCTTACAGATCTTCGCGTTCCATTCTTCCAGCTTCTTCTTCCACCCATCCGGATACTTCTTTCTCAGATATATTCCGGTGTGGAACATGGCGTTGTTCCGCATGCCCTGGGGTATGCCCATCAATACAAGGTTCTTGATACATGGGATCAGGCCGTCAAATTCTTGCTCCTTGGATTCAAACTTTAACTTTGACAGGGATTCAATGGTGGTCTTCTTCTTGTCAACTAAATCTAAAAACTCTTCTAAAGACAGGTCCTCATTCTTGGCGGTGACGGCGTATCGTAAAGTGTTAGCCTGATCAAAGTAGGGCAGGTTGATGAAGTTGCCCACATCCCCACGCTCGGCAAGGATCTGGTCCTGCTTTGGGAAAACCTCGCAGCCCGAATAGCCAAGCACGGCGGAGAACTCTGTCAGATAGTCTCGCATATCCACGGCACGAACCCAGTCCTTCATAAACAGGAACAGGTGCGCACCACCAGACTTAGACCGGCAAACAACAAATGGAATACCTAGATTGTCGCACTTCTTCTGGATCTCGGCGTGATCAATGGGATACTTGTCTATGTCTAAGACACCAAACTTACAAACATTCTGGTCTGTAATCGGGATCGACCCCACACCTTTTTCTCCACTCAAATGTTGTGCAATCAACTCCTTGGTTAGCGGCTCTTTGACGATGAAACTTTTTGCTTCTGTCTTTCCATTGCGCCGCTTGGCTCCGACTGTTGTTTGACCGTGTGCTTTGTCTGATCCCTCAAACGCAGCCGCAAAGCGGTCAACAAACTCCATTATAAACTCCGTGAAAAAGGGGGGGAGGCGAACCTCCCCCAAGTCAACTAAAAGGGTACATCGTCCTCGGACAGTGTAGTGGTTCCGGCAGGGGCGGAGTCTTCAACTTCCTCCTGTGCCTTTACCTCACCCTTCAAGATCATTTCACGGAACTGTTGTGCTTCTTCTTTGACCTCAGGACGATCAATTGGTCCTATCTTACGAATAGACCAGGATGACCACGAGCCTCGATCATTGGACTCATCCACGCCGGAGAAGTTCCACATGATGCCGTACAGAGGCGGAGTCTTCAGTTCGCCCTTTGAGTTTGGCAGTTTCTGCATGGAGATCTGTGTCTTCCAGCGCCGGCTGACTTTCAAACCGGTTGACCGGAAGTCAATAATCGCTTTCTGTGTGGTGCCGTCTTTGTCGATAATGACACAATAATAATTGTCAGCTTTCACTAACTCGCTTTCGTTATTACCGTGGTCATCCTTGACCCATTCCTTGGCACCATCACGCACCACGCGCTTTAGTAATGCGTGGAGTTCAGTATCTCTCATTGTGTATCTGGCAAAGCTGCCATCAGCCTTCTTATGTGTGTAGACGGTCTCCTGATGTACTGGAACTACAGTGATACCTTCTTCTGCATCCCAGATCTGTCTGGTGATTGTGTTGTATATATCACCAGAGCGGAGTTCCTTGATGAAGGATGGCTTGGTCTTGTTCATCGCATCCGACATCGGGTGGGCCAGACGGACGAATGGAACCTCCATCTCGCTAACATCAAAGTTTACGCCGGCTCCCTCATCGGAAAGCAGATCGTCTAATAATTCAACAGAGATCCCTGTCTCTTGCTTCTTGGCTACTTCTGTACTCATAACTATTTCCTCTTCACATCAGCAGTTCTTGCAACGAATGCTCCAAACATATCCAGGTCTATTGGTAGACCCTGTTCCACGCGCTCTTTCACAAACGCCTTCAGTGTCATTGCATGGATATGTGTTTTCTGTTCTGGGTGAAAACCTTTTTGCTCAAGGTCATACATGATGTCCCCAGCTTGGTTGTCCTGCCCACGACCAAACGACACGATGATGTCGTTCTTTATGATGTCATCCAGACCATGTTCTCGGAGCCAGTTGAAAGCCTCCTGCTTCCGGTCAGCAGGGATAGACGCTGAAACAAACGGCTTCAGTCTGACGGTAGCACCGTCCACATCCACACGCTCAATACCCATCTCATCCATAAGCATAGGTATCTGTTCAAACGATATCCGCTGTTTCTCTTGTTTCAGTGCTTTGAGATGTTCTTCAGCGTCTTCGATTTGCTGTTGAACATTATTGAGCTGGCGCACTAAGCCAGATAGTTGTTTACCGCCTTCGGCCTGAACACCGTCAAGTGTTCCGGCTTCCGCCTGTAGTTCTTCGTCATCAAATATTGAATAGTTGTTTTGCATAGCAAGTACATCCTCTTCAGGTTTCGGTTGACTGAGATATTCAATCGACATATATAGTAATAATGGAGGACAATTATGAAAGTCAACTACAAATTTAAAACTAAACCATATCTGCATCAAGAGAAGGCGTGGCTTGAAAACTTAGATAAGTGGTGTTTCGCTTATTTTATGGAGATGGGAACGGGTAAATCCAAGGTTCTCATTGACACAATGGCATACCTATCCAACACGCAGCAACTAGATTTTGCATTGGTAATTGCTCCCAAGGGTGTGTATCGGAACTGGTTGAACAAGGAAATACCGGAACATTTTCCAAATGATATTCGCCATACTACCTTCATCTGGCGCCCTGTTTCTACCAAGAAGTATAAGGAAGAAGCAAAAGCATTCTTCGATAACACCGAACCTGGTCTCAAGATCTTTGTTATGAATGTCGAGGCATTCAGTTCTGCTAAAGGTCGTAAGGTTGGAGAATGGATTGCCAGCCGCTTCGGGGCGAATGGCATGATCGCGATTGACGAGTCTACCACCATCAAAAACCCCAAGGCAGCGCGCACCAAGACGCTTCTTAAAATCTCACAAGAGTTCAAGTACCGGCGGATTCTGACCGGATCTCCAGTAACCAAGTCACCCTTGGACCTGTACGCACAGTGCGCGTTTCTTGAACCACGGCTCTTGGGTTACGACTCCTACTATGCGTTCCAAGCTCGGTACGCCATCATTCAAAAACGCAGCATGGGGTCACATAGCTTCCAACAGATTGTTGGTTACAAGAACTTACTTGAACTGACCCAGAAGATAGACACATTCAGCCATCGTGTTTTGAAAAAGGACTGTCTGGACCTGCCGGAAAAGAACTACACTGTGCGCTATGTCGGCATGACAGATGAACAAAGGCAGATGTATACCGACATATCAGAACTTGCCATGTATCAGTTTGAAGACGGTGAGCTGGTCACATCCTTGCAGATCATCACAGCGTTGCTTCGATTCCAGCAGATCCTGTCAGGGCATTTGCCTACAGACGATGGTGAAGTCGTAGAGTTCAAGACACAACGCCTTGACGCTTTGATGTCCTGTATTGAGGAGGCCTCTGGTAAAATCATCATCTGGTCGCGCTTCAGATATGATATAGTTAAGATCAAGGATGTGCTTGCGCGAGCCTACGGTCCTGATTCAGTGGTAACCTATTATGGTGACACATCGGATGAGGATCGGCAACATGCAATTACGCGATTCCAGCACGGCGATGCTCGGTTCTTTGTAGCCAATCCAGCTACCGCCGGCTACGGACTCACGCTGACTGAGGCCAATACAGTGATCTACTATGCGAATGACTTTAATCTTGAAACTCGGATTCAGTCAGAGGATCGCTGCCACCGCATAGGTCAGAAGAACCCTGTCACCTACATTGATCTGATTTGTGAAGGTACAGTGGATGAGAAGATCGTAAAAGCATTACGAGACAAAATTGATATTGGAGCAAGGGTGCTTGGAGAGGAGGCAAGAGAATGGCTAAAGTTGACGCCCAAATCGCAGGAAGTATAGATGTTCTTATAGATTACAAGAAGGGTTTATTGACGCAGGCTCAAGCGGTTGATCGGTTTCGTAAACTGACGGGTCTAAACATAGATGTAGCAACATCTTTTTTGAAGGGAATGAACCGTGACAACATCATATCGCTTCAGGCAAAGAGAAATATTTATGCAAGCAAGTCGGAGACGGCAGATGATAGAGCACGGTGATGGCACTTTTGCAAAACGAATGGCAGCGGGGCTTTGTCCTCGATGCCAGACGAATATGCCACCAGTCGATGTCCATGGGCACATACAATGTTCGGTGTGTCATCTGGTTATTAGCGAATGTTGTCAGGGGGAGCAGGTTTGTAACACTCCAGATACAGAATGATTAACTACAGCGAAAGAAACCGCAGCATATACGAAGAGTATACCAAGGGCGGCACTACATACGCGAAACTTGGGGCAAAATACGGAGTCTCGGCCACAACAATCCGGCAGATTGTCTTTAAGATACAAAAGAGAAAAGACTTTGTTGAGTCTCTCCCATCGCAACCAGTTTTGGTGAAAGACATTTTACTGCCAAGGAGAGTGTATAACGCTCTTTATAATCAAAACCTCTCTCATGTGACCATCAAAGATTTCCTTCAACTTGTTTCCACCAAGGAAATTCTTGGTAGGATGCCCAATTACAGTAAAGTCTCTCATGCTATACTGTGCAAAGAGTTTAAGAAGCACGGATACCATGTTGATGCTAAAATCCCAAAATGGTGGCGTTATGGTATGGTTGATGAAAACGGAGAGTGGCTATGATCATTAACGCGGGCACAAAAAAAGAGACAGGTTGTTGGCCCTGCCTCTTTTCTTTTTAGAAACTGCGTTTCATTCAGAGAAGTCAGGTCCGGTAAATTCAAACTCAAAGTCATCGACACGATCAATATGCTCGATGACCTTCTTGCGAACCTCCTCCCTTAATGCATCCTTCCAGTGCATATTAGCCTCGGAAAAATCCACAACTACTTTGAGTGGAATCGAAACATCGTATTCAAATGTTCCGCCATACGCTTGCAGTTCCTGTTCCTTGGTGAAACTAGCGTCACTCATTTTTTACTCCTTTTGGTTTTGTTCTTGCTACCCTTCGGACGACCACGCTTCACCGGTGCCTGACC